TCCATAATCTTATATGATTTTTTAGCTCCAGGTGATTTTAATGCATCAACCATCTCTTGACCTTTGCCTGGTCCTTTTGCTTTGTCGTATGTTTCTCTAACTCTTTTACCAAACTCTGGTGAATCTTGAATCTGTCTACCACCCATGATACCTTTTGATGTATCAATAACATTGCCTTCCATGTCAACAACTTTGTTTACATCTTTAAGTCTTTGTACTGCTTCTTGTTGAATTTTTATTTTTTCAAGGCCATCTGGATCACGGCCCATCATTTTTCTAAAACCTCTTGTCAATTGCAGTATCGCTTCTACAATGCTCATGCCTGCTCTAATAGCCATTAGTAATAATTCCTTGTAGGTTTTTCTGCCTGTTCATCTATATAATCCTCTGGGTGTTTAATTAGACCGCCCTGTCTAAATCGCATGATAGCCTGTGTTGTTGAATCCACGAGGTCATCATGATCACCAAATGGAAATGCTGCACATTCCTCGATGACTTCCTCAGCAAATTTTTGCTCAGGAGCCCATATCATACCAGATTCAAACAAAGGTGCAACAGCATTTACACGTACGTGCTTGTCGTTGCCTTTTGACGGTGTAAAGTTCACAACCGGTATATCCATGTTTCTTAACTCATATGTCAGTGGTAGTCCACTAGCTTTTGCCTCAACAATCACAGATTCAGGCTGCCAGTATTTATATTGATCTAATGCTAAACGTCTTAGTTCAGGGAACTCGTATCGTCCTTTGATAGCATCTAATAATATTAGATTGGCTCCTGAATCCTCATCAGGATAAAAAACTCCCCATGTCGTTATTGCACTGTAATCAGCTGTCTCCTTTTTTAAAAATGCCGTGTCATAACTCTGTATCACATGATAGAGCGGTGGTATCTCCTCACCTTTATAAGTTCTCCACCATTCACGTTTTAATATCGCTCCTTCCTCAGATGTTGGTTGTTGCATCCACTGAGCGTTCCATTTAGCAACTGGTAGTGTTGCTTTTACTTTCTCAAGTTCATCTAGCTTCCAATACTCAGGCCAGACAGGTTTGGTTTCTGTTCCGTGGTCCATGATCGCTGGAAACTCGACCACGTGCCATTGATCAGACTTTGCCTCTTTTTGATGTGCCACAAGTTTTCCTGTTAGATCTTTTGTAGACCATCGAGTCATGACCAACACAATCTTGCCTCCTGGTTGTAAACGTTGTCTTGGACCTGATGTATACCATTCGTACGCTGACTCTAATGCCGTTGCTGATAATGCATCTTGTTCCGAGTGAGGATCATCTATGATTAATAGATCTGCGCCACGACCCGTGATCGCACCGCCAACACCAGCTGCGAAGTATTCACCACCCTGCGCTGTCTCCCAACGTCCTGCTGCTTTACTGTCTTCTTGTAGAGTTGTTTTAAAAATTTTTGAATAATCCTCACTGTCGATTAGATTCTTTGCCTTACGACCAAATCTAATTGCTAGTTCTCCAGTGTGCGTTGCCTGTATGATCTTTAACTTTGGCTCACGGCCCACCATCCATGCTGGTAGCAGGTAAGATGCAAATTCAGATTTTGTATGTCTTGGTGGCATGTTTACAATTAGTCTTGTAATTTCACCTGTGGCAAGTTTATTAAATTTTTCTGCGATGTGTCTGTGGTGGGACCCCTCTACAAAATCAGGCCACACACATTTTACAAAAGATAAAAAATCATTCTTAGCTTTATTCTGTATCTTTTTTTCTGCGTGAAGAACCTGGAGCTGTTTAAAAGTTTTTCTGACATCTGCAGGTAGTTTACTTATATCTATATTATTCAAATCCATAAAAATTTTTAAAAAATTTTTTGCACCTTCAAAAGTGATGAAAATGTTTTTATCAGGGCTAACAGTCTAAATCAAGCAATATAACCTGGAGTAGTGGGACCCCTTGCCAGAAGTTCGGGGGTCGATATATATAATAAAAAGTTTTTTGGGTTTTGTTTAGGATCCCTGGCGCGTTAGCGCCAGGGATTGTTCATATGTACAAGGAGTTAATCTAATAAGACCATGTATGCTTTGGCATTGTGTTTCATAAACCAGTCTAAATGCTCTCGCATTTTATTCCAGTATTTACTAGCGCCAGTGCCTAAAGTTCTGTCCTCTAATGTTGCTAACATCTCACACATGAATAGTTCATCATGTCTTTTAGCCTCTTCTTTTGTTAGCATAACAGACTCACCGTTGAATCTGTTTTTTCTTTCTTCTGTTCTTTCTGTTGTCATGTCATGTAACATATAGGATAAGTCTAACATTGTCAAGTCCTTTCCTCAATGGTCCATTGATTATAATTATAATAACCATTGTTATGTGTTTCTTTTTTAGGATCTTCGATCTTTGTTTCAAGCGCCTCTCGCCTCGGTGCTATTGCTATAACTTGTTGCCAATGTTTATAGAAAAAATCAGTGTAACAACCTTGGCTACAAAACACAGACCAAACAGAATCTTTGTTCCATTGGTTCTCGGTTATCTTTCTAGTTCTTAATACTTTGTTGCCTTTGCTACCTCTTATTCGGTCAACTGTTTTATTTGTATGGCAGTTTGGTCCATGACACCATTTAAAATTACTCATGCTTTCCCCACAGAATAATTGACTGCAGTTCTTGGGTGGTCACTATCTATATCCCAAAAACTAATACAAGGTTTGCCCTCTTTTGAAATCCAAGCTTTGCCTTTAAATGTTTTAAACTTGTCATCATACTCGTCATAGTAATCGTGTTCCAATACCCCTCTACAAGTATTGAATTTGAAATCTCTCGATTTCATTTTCCAACTAAAATATAAAATGTTCATATTATCCTCTTTCTGTTATGGGATAATCCTATAATAGATTATCCCATAAGTCAATCATTAATTTAATGATTGTTCAGCTTGTTGTTGCTCGTATAACAACCTCGCTTTTATCTTATCTTTTCTTGACACATTTTTATTCTTCATACCTTTGATCCTATCAGCAAGATTTTTAGGATTATAGATTGTTAAACCAGTAGAATTAGTCCTAATGATTTCTGCCTCTTGAACATCTAATCCAAGTTCAGTACATAACTCAATCGCCTCGTCAAGATACTTATAACCTTTTAAACCAATTTTAATTTCTTTCATTTGGTCTAAAACAGATTTAACCCATTTATAATGCGCCATAACAAAATTACCTTTTTCGGCTTTCCAATTTTGCAACATCATAAATTCATCACGACTACAAGCAATAGACCTATCTCTACAATAATCACGACCAATTAAATCTAATTGATATTTTTCGTTCCATTGTTTGCCATAACCACTATCACTATCGCCAAGATATTTATTGTTATTCTCAACATATTTTGTTTTGTGAGGATTTTGTTCTTTGCCCTCTTGTTCAATCAAAATATCTGGGTTGCAATTTTCTTGTGCTTTAAGTTCATCACGATACAACGCATAACCATATTCATTATCTCTTGAATAAGAAGAATTATTGTTAAGGTCAATATCGCCATTTAATTTAAAATCAAAATGTTTTTCAATCGGCTTTTCAACCATACGAACATTGTTGTCGTAATCTCGTTCTTCAACCTCGCCAAGATAATGAAAATGAAAACAACTATCCTTTGCAATTGTACTTACATTTTCAAACTTATTTTGTAAGTAGTATGCTTTTTCAACATCTTCATCAGTATAATGTCGTCTAACAATTTTTTCGGCTATAGCCCACGCATTGTCATTTAACTCAATTTGTTTTCCTTTGAGTTCATCATACTTTTGTTTTTCTTGCGTGTCCTCTTGTTCCAAGTGTACTCTCATTCTATTTGCAATTTTATTTCTGTACTCTTGGTTTAGTCTTATTCTAGTCATTTTACCTCTTTCTGTTTTATTTTGCATAATTTGTTTTAACACTTGACAAAAGGATTGTCAAGTATTATATAGGAGTATCAGCTTCATTTGTAGATTTATCGCTGAACATAACTATAAATCTACGGGACAACCTCGGGTTGCATCACACCGCCACTAGTTGGCCGTCTTTGTAATCCAGAGGACTGATCCCAGGTTCATCAGCCTGGAGGTAA